AGCGGAACATGATCCTAATCAGATCGGATCTCTACCATACACCCTCCTAAAGAGTGCCATGCTATCATGAGGAAGGGTTTCCCCACGTAGGACCCCGTTTACTGTCCAATCTTCGAATTTGACACCGCTACCCAACTGCTTCCACGATTGACGTGCCTGGGTTGCCAATATTCTTTCACCGGCGTTACCCGCGCCTGCTACTAGATCTTTGACACTCATTCCAGAACCGAGCTTCAGTCGGTCACCCATTGCCACAAAGTTAACCAACTCCTTGAACAATGGGTGAAATGTCGCATTTTGAAGTTTGGAGAGAGCCTGTACGACATAGGCGAACTTGTTCCAATCCTTGGGTCTGATACTCAACTTCTCAAGACTCAGTACGCTTCCCAAGGTCCGATACACACTAGCAATTCCCCCAATCCGTCCGCGCTTGTGCATTCGTTGTAGAAATTGCAAATGGTCGGGTCGGTAGTATTGCTTATCGGGGTGCGCTTCCATCTCAAAGTGGCTAAAGGTCTCAGAGGTAGTCTCCGGAGTAACTCCGTCCCCATCTAGAACGAAGTCGTCACCCAAGACGCAGATATTACGCGCTTCATACAGGCCAATTTCTTGACCGTAGAACTGCATCGTAAGATTAGTCATGGAACCGATCAAGTTAGTAAGGCTTGATCCAGATTTCATGCTGCTGGGTCCCGGACCATAGATACCCGATGGAGTTGCTAGCCAGGTTCTATAGATCATACAGTAACCCAAGTTCTTGAAGAACGTTTCCCCACCTCTAAGCCATGACGCGACTAGTTGCACCACATCCCAGAGAGCCCAAGGAGGAACGGTAGCGTCAAAGTTGGAAATGTCCCCGCTCAAAACGGTCCTTCCAGCTTTACTAGCAACGCTTAGGAGGCGTTGCATAGAGGAATCAATATGCCAGAGTGGCTGCCACGCTGTCATTAAATGAATCCCATCCTCACTTTTCGATTCCCTGAGTGCATCCATTATACCTATGGTGGCCATCTTCCCCAAGATAGCTTCTTCCTTAGGATAGGCGATGACTAGGCGCTTGGATTTAGGAGAGAAGGGTTTATCTCCCTTTTGAACTAGTCTCTGACCAGACAAACAACCCCAGTAAGGTAGTTCACTAGTACTGGTGCGTTTGTCCGACAATACGGGTACCAACTC